TGAACTGCAGTTCCTTAGGAACAATCATCTTGCGACCAGTCAAAGCGACCTTCAAACCACGCTCGTCGATGAACGCGGCGATGTCGATCAAAGCCTGCTCCAACGATGTCTCGTTCAGATCTGCTGCCACTGCGGGAGTGTTAGAGTAGTTCTGAGCCAAGGCAGTTGGGTGGTTGGTTGCGAACAATGCAACGCCGTCGCCGCCGGCATAGTTGCCACCAGTGAAACCGTTGTTCAACACAGAAGCAGCTTTTACTTGCTTTGTGAAGCTCATTGAACGAGCCATAGCCTTGGTGTAACGACCTGACAAGCGGTCATACAAGTTATCTTCCACAGCTTCCTCTGTCAACGCGAAAGCCATAGCGACGGTTTCGTGTGTGTAGCGGGCTGTGAAGGATTCCAGTGCTGTGTCGTACTGAACGCCGGCACCCTCAGTTTTCACTGGAGCAGAACCGAAGCCAGTCAACATGACCTCTTCTTCAAATGCACGGTCAGAAGTCTCGATAGAGAAGATCTGCTCGTGCTCGTTTTCGTAGCGCTTGTACTCTAAGCCGAACAATGCGTTCAAGCCGGGCTCAAGTTCTTTTACTAGTTGGGAACGTGTAATAGCCATGATTATGCTCCGTCAGCAGCAACGCCTGTACTACCGTACTGGTGTTGATTAAGTTTAACAACAACCACAGCGTATTGGCCTAATTCATTGTCAGGCTGATCGCTCAAACCAACAATTTTCATAGTCAATGCAGCAGTCTTCGCGGGTGTACCCAATGTACCGTTAGAAATACCAGTCACAGTGCTACCAGTTGTGGAAGCAGTAGGATCAGCATTCTTACCGATATCAGCTTGAGCAATAGTACCAGCAGCTTGGATCAAGAACAGTTGGTTGGGATCATCCAACACTTCGCAAGCAATAATGCCTTGGGTGATGTTGACACTACCGGGGTAGAAGTTTTTCCATGTGGGCTTGCCCGCACGGGTTGGGTCATAGTACTGGCAACCGTTAAACACGCCTGTGGGGGCGGTGTGCGTGGATGCGTCATACTTAATGATGTAACCGTCATATACGACGACTAAATCGCCTTGATAAATTGCTCCGGCTTGATTGTCCTGAATTTGATAGCCATACTGCTTCTGGGCTCCAGTAGCAGACAGGTTACCAACGGGACGCAGGCCAAAAGGCTTATTTACGTTTGCCATTTGTAGCTCCTACAAAAATTAAAGAATCAACTTTATGGTTGACGGAATGTTGTGCGCGAGCTCCTCTCGGGGCTCTGGATCCGCATTGTAGAGTGAGCGTTTTCTCGCATCATCTCGTTGTCAACAGCGTGTAACTGTTCCTGAGCCTTACGACGGTAATACTCGTTGCGTTCTGCAATAGTCTCATCGGGAACTCTTGCAAGCAAAAGTCCACCTACAGAAACAACTCCAGCATGCTTACCGTCATCAACGGTAGGCATCATGCCTTGATATTCTTCGGGCAACTCTTCGAGACGGACTAGTTCATAGCCTTCACGAAGACGACTGTAGACGTTAGCTTTGTCTAGTTGACCGTTTACTTCAGCACGAATCCAACGATGCTTAAACCCTTCAGGGGCAGGAGGCGCGTCAAGACGTGAGGGAGGGGTCCAAGGACGGCGACGTTTTTCCGTATCGCGTGTTGCGCGAGGGGCTTTGTCGATAGTAACTTTAGTCATTGTTTCACTCCTTAACATACTTGGCATACTCTTCAAGAGGAACGCCCAGTTTTTTTGCTATAGCAACCTGACTCGGCGAAAGCCGGACAGTACGGCGCGCACTATTTATTCCCGAACTACGGGCGGCAGGGGCAACAGCAGGCGCGGAACGCTGTTGTCTGGATTGGTCTCTAAACTTGTCTGGAAAAGTATTCCTAACACGTTTGTCAAGTTCAGTATAGTACTCATCTGAATTCGGGTCAACACCTTCTTGTTCAACAAGTGTTTGATGTATGCCCCAAGCAGCATAAGTCATCACGCGGTCTTGTCCAAACCACGAGTTTTGTTCTGCCCACTCCTCTGCACGAGGGCTAGGAGTAGGACGTTGAGGTTGTGGCACTTGAGCCTGCTGCACCGGTGCATTGCGATGCTGCTCAACAGCTTCTTGCTGTGTCTGCAACCAACCTGCTACCTGACGCTGCTCACCCACCAGTGCTGACAAGCGCTCTTGCGCTTCCAACTCCGTATTGATGTCGTTCTCTTCACGCGCTTTGGCGATGATTTGACGCAACTGAGTTTGTTGGGTATCCAAACGAGTTTTTGCTTCGTTCAGGCGGCTGTAATCCGTCTGTACAAGCTTTTGCTGGAGAGACTGGGTTTGGTTCTGCAGGCCTTTGGCGTACTCAAGGGCTGCCTGCTCACGGCGCTCGGCCTCGCGCATGCGCGCAGTGAGTTTTGAGATACGCTTTTGCACGCCTTCGCTGATCTCATCCAACTCATTCTTAGGAGCGGCCTCCTGTTCAGGTTTTTGGAAAATCTTAGCTTCTGGCTCAGGTGCCGCAGGACTTTCGTCGCCCTCAGGTCTATCAAAGCTCACATCTGTGGCTTTTTCATCGTCCCCAAGGTCAAACTCTAGTTGAGAATCATTCAGTACTTGTGTCATATGCTTCCTTACATGTGCAGAATGTCATCTGGATCGCTGATGCGAGCCAAGATTTCGTCGTCATTGAGAATACGGATTTCTCCACCACTGATGCCCATTCTTGCGCCCGCGTAACGGCCAAAAATGATCCAATCGCCTTCTTTACACCAAGGACCGTCCGGAAACTTGTCGGTGTCTTTGTAAGCGAGTGGGCCAACGGCCAAAACGTATGCGCAAGTGGTAGTGAGTTGCTGTCGTTCCAAGGTTTCTTCGGCAAGTTCAATACCGCCCTTGGTTTTCTTAGCGCCTCTGTAGGGCAACACCACAACCCGCCAGCCAGTAGGCTGTGGAAGGTGATCCTTGATGTTTTCGATGCGCTGCTCTTCTTCTGCCGCTTCAATCTTGGCAGCCTCAGCAGCAGAAGCTTCAGCGGCGGCTTTTTCAACCGCTTCCTCAGCCCATCGTTTCTCTAATGCAGTCATTTCCATCTGTTTGGTCCTTTATTGATCAGAGTTCTTGTTCAAGGCTCCTGTATGGCTTCCTGAACAAACGCATAACCCTCTAACCGGCCCATCAAATGTTTGTACTGCTCCATCGATTTGACATTGCCGCTGCTAACGAAGTCTTTAGTTTCGTTTTCAAGCCTGCGAATGGCAAATATGACTTTCTCTGCAAATTCAAGCATGGATAACTCCAATGAAGCAGACAGATAGACCCCTGTCCGAAGGTTACGTGTGCATTATGCACACTATTACGCTATTTTTACCTTCTTAAATGCATCTTTTCGGTAAACATACGTTACTTTTGGATCATTTTGTGGTGTTTTTACACGTTTTGGCGCTCCGGACATCTCCTTGGGCGCTTTTTTAGGACTTTTTGTTGCTTTGGTTTGCATTTTTTGCTCCTTGTTGGGCATTTCGTATGGCATCTTGTGAATTCTTCTGTGCAGCAGCCTGTTGTTGCAGTGCCAAACGAGCAGTATCAAATTGAACATCAGCCTGTTCCTTCTGTTGATCCAATCCAAGGCGCTGTTGATCTATCTGCAGCTTAGCTTGATCGCGCTGAGCGCTCTGTCCAAGCTCTTGTTTCTTCAACTCAACCAGCGGATCGGTCTGTGGACCCATCAATTGGTTCTGCAAGGCCTTGACCTCTTGGAAACCCTGCGCAACCTTGATCGCAATCATCGCTTCACGCTGCAAAGAAGAGATAAGCTGGTCAGGATCCGTGCCGTACTGTTGGAACAACTCGGCTTCCACTTCCTCTTCCGCCTTCAAACGGATGTGATCAAAGATGTGCTTCTGCAGAGTAACCGCCACGTTAGGCATACCCTGCATCATCGGGCTCATACCAAATAAGATATGGGTCAGGATGTGTGCATCGTGCTGCTGGCCGGCAAAAGCTTTGAGTGGTGAGCCATCCAGCGCCTGTGCGTTCTCGCTTGCAGGATCCTTTGGCTTATCTACCTGCTGTGTGTTCAAGATGGTGTCGATATCACGCACACCAATGGCTTCATACATGCGGCGATAGGCCTCATACATGTTGTGCATCTGCGGTGCGCTCTGAGCCAGTTGCAACTGCGTCTGCGCCATCGTGATACGCTGGGCAACAGAGAAGATGTTGGGGTCAGAAACAGGCAAGACATCGATGCGGTCATCAAAGTCACGTGCCTTGATTCTGCGGCTCTCGCCGGGCACATCGTATGGGTACTCAGCAGGCAAATAGTCTGCAAAACCTTTGGCCAGCAATTGAAATTCCATGCGCTGGCTGTAGTGCAAACGCTTGTGAATTGCAGACATGACCGCACTGCCTTTTTCAAGCAATGCAATCGTCGTTCCAACAGCAGCATTCTGGTTGCTGTCACCAACTTGCATGTCGGTAATGCTTGCCAAACGGCGACCAGCATCTACGCAGAAACCAAGCAGAGCAAACAGCGTCTGGCTCGGCTCTTTGTATGGCAATGGGAGCAAGGATGCAGACAACTCTGCACCACCAGCGTCCATGTCCCTAAATTCACCCGGTGACAAAGGTGTATCGTCGTTCGCAATGCGCGCACCCTTGGCTTTAAAGCCTGCTGGCAGGTTAGCCAGCGTTCCAGCGTCCACCAATTGCTGCAATGCAGATGTAGCTGTCTTTGTCAGGCCGCCAACCAAGTGCAAGAAGCCCAAGCCATACGCTCCGGGGCCCTGCACAAGCAAATAATGCACGTAGTACTGCTTACGCGCAAACAGAGGATCGCCCTCTTTCCAGTTACGGCGCACACCCACAACAGATTGAGAGATCTCATCAATCGTGACGATGTATGGCAGCTTGATACCTGTCTCTTCGCCGTCTTCATCCTTGTGCTCAAAGCCGCGGATGTCCAAATCAACCAAGAACTCCAGCAAACAGATCTCTTCTTCCACACCAGTAGGATCAACGCCTGTTGTGCGGTCTGTTTCCTTCTTGATAATGCTCTGGCCAGTCTCTGCCGCAGTCGTCATCTGCGCTGTATCCAAGTACTGACCACGGATCACTGCTTTGCGGTAATCGTTGGTGGACATCGGAACGCGGTGCGTGATCCGCTGGCACTCGCTCATCACAGATGAGCCTGTGTAAGGGATATAAAGGTTATCTGGCAGCACCAAAGCGCTCACCATACGGCCCTTGGCCTCGTCGTAATAAACTTTCTTGAATGCCGAGCCACCAAAGCCACCGTAGAGCGACAAACCTGCAAGACCAGCACCAGCAATTTGCGAGAATGGATTTGCTTGTGGAACAGTTGAAGTTGTCGTGCTGCTTGTTGGACCCGGCTGATAGTAAGAACCTTTAAGTGCAGCCTGTAGTCTATTAAGATTGGCATATGGTTGGTCACGTTGTTCCATGAAATTACCATACGCAAGATCAAGTCCACGCTGTCCCTGAGTCTGCTGCATCGCACCAGTACCAAGCATGGTATTGATATCCTGCACACCCATAGCCTGTTCCTGAGCACCCTGCTGACCCAATAACTGACCAGCCTGTAGCTGCCTAGCCCGATCAGCGTTAGCCTGTCCCATAGCACCTGTGAATGCGCTACCGTAGGCTTTTGCTGTTAGATCACCAACGTTCTGCGTATATCCACGTTCACGTTCTGCAGCCTGAATAGCACCACGAGAACCACCAAACGCACCCATCTGTGCAGCTTTACCCTGCTGTGCAAGACGAAGTTGCTCATTAGCTTTAGCAGTTTCACGCAAAGCTGGGTCCAGAACCTGCTGAGTATATGGATTCATGTATTGCTGAATCTGCTCAGGTGTAATTGCCTGACTAGACTGTTCCGCTAACGACTGACCCTTTTGCAAAGACGCAAGGCCAGTACCCTCAGAACCACGAGCAAGTTCCATCGCCTTAAGCTGATCTGGCGTAAACCCTTGGATACGCTGACCACCATATAGAGGCTGATTCAAATTCTGGGTATAAAGATCTTTTGCTGCACCGTAGACGCTTTCCGTCTCAGCAATGTTTTTCTTATAGAAATCCTCTAAATACGCAGGGATTTCTGTTTTAGAAACTGATTGACTCGCACCGCCACAGCACATATTAAACTCCTAGCATATGTATATACCGCCTATGCGGTTTAAACCATTAAACTCAAAGAACCTATCTTTTCTCTCAACATCATCTCCACTGGAGACTCCGCATATGAGTCGAAGATCAAGGTTCTTCGCGTACTTCTTTAATTCTTGTATCAGCTTAAAAGCTATGCGTGATTTCCTGTGGTCAGGATGCACGAAGAAGAAACCCTCTGAAATAAACTTTTCTTTCGAATACCAGTATTCAGCTTCAATCCCAGCAATTACACCAATAATCTTATGGTCTTTCTCTATGAAAAATACCACACCTTCGATCACATGTCTACATACATATAGTAAAGTCTTGTCAAAGTCTACTTTTGGAAAGGTATCGATATAACTACCATGAAATTCATCTATTAAGAATCTCGTGATATCTAGTATGTTATTTTCTTGGGCCACCTTTACTTGCATTGCCTTCGGCCTTCTTCATCATCTGGTGTAGTTTACGAGCACCTTCCATCCTATCACCATTTCCCATGCCGCGCACTGCACGGCCCGTGAATACAAACTCTCCATCTGACAGTGCTGCTGGTGTCTTACCACCAATCAAAGCTGGGACACTATCTGAAGTTTCTGTTCCCGGACCCTTCACAAGACCACCGTTACGCTTCTTATTCTTCTCATCTGGTGCAATAACAGGTTCACGAAGTAAGATAGGCTGTCTGTTAGGGAAGTAGTTATACTCTGGCGCAAACGTACCATATGTAGAAATGCCCATGTCATAGTAAGCCTTTTCAAGAGGCGACAATGCGGCATATTCTTCATCTGATAGCTTACGAGTATTGGGTGTAGTACCCGGTGCTACAGGAGCAGTCTTTCCTTGCGGTGTAATTACTGGTGTAGTTACAGGAGGATTTACTGCAACTGCTGCTGGAGGAGTAATAGCAGAAATAATAGACTTAGGTGCTTCTTGCACTTGATCTCTGCCACCATACTGATCACGGTACTGTTCACGAGTTAAGTTACCATATGGTCCATAAGTAGACCTTGAAGCTAAATTAACTTCGTCAGATGTCATTTGCTTGTCGCGATTAAATTCCTTTTGTGCGTCAGAATTTGCACTAGTCAAACCTTTTCTTAATAAACTAGATGCCGTACCTAAGCCTAATAACCCAGATGCTATATTTACAAGACCAACCCCCGGAATGAATGAGACTGCTGCATCAATTCCTAAGTCTACTGCCTTATCACCGAGTGAACGATTGTCTGTTGAATTTCCAGTAAATAGTTTCTTTCCAGAATCAATCAAACCATCTATAAAGCTAGATTGTACTGGTTTTGTTTCTTCTGACCCAACAGGGCTTGTAAAGGTATGACGACCAATCTTAACAGCATCGTCTCTTGCAGACTCTGCAATAACACGTGCTTTGGTTTCTTCTGATGCTTTAGAATACGGACCAAGAACAGTATCTACATTGGCAAAATTTACTGATCCACCTGTAATGTCATTTTTACCTGACATTACCTCGTTAACAACATCCATAGCCTTTTTATATTGTGGGCTATCTGTAGAGATATTTAAAAGTTTTTGTGTATCTGCCTCTGTATTCCACGGACTATACTGATTCTCACTTTGAGTGATATCCTTAATAGATTTTCCATATGTACCAGCTAAAAATCTATTTAAGATTGAATTACCAACAGCATTCCAACCTTCTATTGGTTCTCCAGCCGCCTCTCCTATAATGGTACGAGCCATATAATCTTTATCGATATCTGAAACTTCTCTTTTAAAAGGAGTACCAGAACCTGCACCCATACCAGTTGAACCACTAGTTGGCATTGGGGCTGGGATACTTCTAAGATAGTTTCTTTCATTAGGATCATAAACATTCGCCGGAATTCCACCCGGAAGCATACTTATACCGCCACCACCTATGGGACGACCTACATCTTCACCGCCACGGCCCATACCGCTACCTTGTGCCTCATTCCTTGGAACAGGTGCAGGGGTACTCACATAGTTATAGCTTCTACCACTATCTCTGATATTATCTCTATTTCCACCACCACCGCCAACTGATCCACCGCCGCCAGAGCTACCGCTGCCTTGACGATCACGATCAGCACCGCCGCCATAAAGTGATCCACCGCTAACAGGCCCGGCATTATTCTTAGCTAGGTTAGATTCAATAGTCCTAGTTAATCTATCAACATAGGAATCACCACCACTGGCTCCGGGGCTACCACTACCGCCACCTTGACTACCACCACCACACATTATGCCACCACCGCTCTGTCTGTTACACGACGCCAATTTGTACCATCTGAAAAGGCAAGTACTGCACCGCCAGTTTCATTCGACACATAGATAATTTCACCGGGTTGAGTAGCATTAGGAAGATTTGTCTTTAAAAAAGAAGACACCCGTGCAATAGTACCCTTAGTCTGTTTCGTGCGTTCTATAACGTCAATCGTTGACTCTAGGATACGAACAGTCTCATTCGCCCACGCAACTACACTGTCAGGACTAAGTAAGTTAGCTAATCTCATCTACGACCAACTCCAGATATATCAACACGAATATCACCAACACGCCACCAATTGTCTACAGCATTTGAAGACAATTTAATAGTAGCAACTCGACCCTGAGCACGAGTGTCAATCTTATCTGAAGACTCATTAAATGTCAAAGTTTTCACTTGTTCATCGGGTGAATTAGCCCACCTTCGTGTTCTAACTTCCATGTCAAGAGTAGATCCAGATGCTAGGGAAACGTCTGGAACGACGCGAGAAATGTTTACTACGTTCTCGCCATCATCAACGTCAAACTGTGCGCTTTCAATATAACAATCAATTGCTGCACCATCATCATTATAACCGTTTTCGTGGAAATAAATATACCCGACATCACTATTACTAGCATAACCACCAATACCAATTGGATAGTTAAAGATACTTCCATCCATCCAAGCTGTTCTAACAATATCACCAATAGACCATGAGTTTTCTACATAGTTATATGAGACAAACCTATCAATCTCTGGTGATGAAGAATCAGAACTTGGATAGTACCAAGTAACTTCATTAAACCTTGAGTTCACAGCACATGTAATGATTGGATTACCAGCTTTATTAAGATCATCAAATACATATCTGCTGACAGTACAAGTTAATTCTCTAGGAGCAGATCCATCATACATAAAAAACTTGTTATTGTTAGTCATCCAGAAGGTAGTGCCATTAATTTCAGCCCATGCCTTACTGCCAATCAGTCCACAATTTGTACCAAGAACATTAAATCCATATACAAATTCTATGTCTCCAAGATAACGCATGGCATATAGAGATGTATCAGTCCATATTAGGTTCTGCACACGCGATACACCACCGCCCATAATAACAGAACCAGATTGTAACGGAAACTCACCGGAGACATTTGTTGCTGCTGGAGTCCAGTTGGTATAATCTTCCTGATCAGACCATCTTACAAGGGTTGGTGAATATGTGCCTGTTCCAAAGTCTTTTGTTCCCAAGCAAACAACTATTCTTTCTGGGGTAACAAATGAATAATCGTTTCTATCTGGTGCTGTTGATATATGTGTGGCCCTATTTGTTACAACGCCGTCCCAAACATACAATTTCTTACCATACGGATTTGCAATGTTGTAATCTCCAAATCTGGACAAAGACCAAATTCTTGGATTAATTGACAATGATGTATATGTTCTAGGTGTACCCCAAGTTGATAAGCCCCAACCACCAGCACCCCAACCGAACTGATAAGAACCATACTCAGCACCAATTGACAGTTCATATTGATAGTCAATTGTTCTTGATGCACTTGCTGTGCTAGTAGCATTGGAAGCATATGTAACTGCGTATGTATCTGCATCAGTAACACTTGTAACTAAATATGAACCACTAAGTGTAACTCCACCGATAGCAGAAGATTGATTCGCGAATATAACTGTATCGCCAACCGCTCTACCATGAGCAGTGTGCGTGATAGTTACAGTAGGCGTTGCATTTACTGTTGCTATATTGACCGTAAATGTAGTGGCAGAACTATCTATTGGTGTAGTGTCATAGATATTATTGTTGTCATCTGCAATGTATAACTTCTTATTTGTTCCAATAGACAAGTATTTTCTACCAGAAGAATCAGAGAATGTTATTACAGAGCGACCCTTGCCAGTAATAGATGCCGTGCTGAACTTTATCCAACCACCAATCTTCTCTGGTTTACCACGGAAAAACCGCACGTTTTTACCATCCGACCAGAAACCTTCTGAAGTCAGTGGTGGTGAATCTTTAAAGATACCAGCCTGTGCGGGTAGTTTTTTAAGCACTATGCAAACCTATTGTAAGCTTCCTGTAACTTTGTATCGTACTTGTTTTTTGCATAAGCAGGGCCATTATAACCCTTCGCGAATGAAGCCCAGTCTTTACTCTTAACGTGCTTTAGTAGGTTGTTGTTCGCGATAAAATTTGCCATGTGTTGCAACTGATACAACTCTGAAGCCATCGCTTGTTCGACCATTGCCTCTGGAGACTCTGCACCAGCAGCTACGTGATTAGATCCTAGAACTTGACCAAGCCCCCAAGACGTAGCCATCAGAGCTTCCTTTGGAGCTATATTATACGCTGTTTCAATCTCTTTGTATACAGCGTCTGATCCCTTTGGGTATGGCTTCTCACCCCACTTAGGATATGCAATACCAGCAGCAATAGCCTCTGCCAGTTCAGTTGGTTTATTCTTCAAGATTTTATAAAACAAGTGACGCTCAAACAACGCCTTTGGTCTACCAGCTTTATCAAACCCATCACCAGCCGACTCAACGGCAAGTACGGCACGAAGAGCAGCTACTTCTACTTCCATATTACCAGCAACTTGTGCCACATCGAAGTCGTTTAAACGTGCAGCAGAACCTTTAAATCCATTCATAAATCAATCCTTTGGTGTCGAGTTGTAGATCATGGCGTCCTTCTTCTGAGAACCAGAAGAGCTACCAAAGTAAAATGCAATGATACCGCCCCATGCAGTCTGTAAAGCTCCAAGCAGTAACAACAATGCCTCGTTGCCAGATGTTGGTAAACCATAGACTAACATATATAGCAAAATAGCAAAGAATCCAACAGTTACTGACACTGCCAATGCACGAGGAATCCAGTCACGTGTTTCTTTTTGAAAGTCACGTGCTGACTTCCTATCGTCTGCTGAAATACGTTCCAGATCAATGTCCAAAGATTTCATTTGTACTTTAAAGTCTGTATCAATCTTCTTAATCGCAGCAAGTTGTTCTGGAGTTGCAGAGGCCATTGCAGCCTTTAATTCAGCTTCTGTTGAGTCTTCTGTACCAAGCAGTGCCTGAGACAGTGCTTTCGTAGCAAGTCCAGCCAGTGGGCCTCCTAGAGCCGTGGCGATGCTAGGTGCAATAGATCCAAGTAGTGGCCCGAATGTTTTAAGCAGATCCATCTTTTCCTCCGGTTGATTTTGATCCTAACATAATACCCGATAGAGTCCCTGTTAGGAATGTAGCAATTGGTGCAATTAGTTTAAAAAACTCTTGATCATTTGGTGCTTGTCCATCAATCGGCTGTACAACAAAAATCAAACTATATAGCACCGCAAAGACAGTCCCCGTCAGCGTAAGACATAAGGATATTCCAATAATGAACTGCAAAAGAGCGTGTAGTTCATCTTCTTTTATTGTCATCTTGCCACTGCTCCACATGGGTCTTGTTTTAAAGTGTCTGCAGAACAAGTGCCAGAGGCCGTACAAATGGGTGGGTTGCACTCAGCGGAATCCCAATTTTTAGGGTCTTGACATGGGTATCGGTAGCGGTCCTCGCATCCAACTAAAAAAATCAACATGGCTATAACGATGTACTTCATTTGTGAGTAAACAATACAATTCCAATTGCAATGCATGTGGCAAATATAATAACAGCACCAATCAACCAAGCACCCATGATCAAGTCTTTGCGGGTTTCTTCGGCTTCACGCATCGCTGCTGCTGCGGCACGTGCTGCTTCCTTACGCATCTCTGTTACTTCTTTTTGTATACTAGTCCACGCTGCAATACCATACGCACCTACAAACAGGTTTCTGGTATCTAACTGTAATTTTTGAGCTTTTTGTTTTAATGTGTAGAGTTTAATCGCCTCGGCTTCATACTCTGCCTGAGACTGAAACATACGTTTCTTACGATTACCAGAAGTCAACTGTGTAATCTGGGCAATTCGCCCGAACAAGCTACCAACGCGGTCGGCAACATCAAGCATCTCATGGCCCGAATCAACCGCACCTTTGATGCCATTGTATAAAGCAGTAGCACCAGCAATGAGCGTAAACGGGTCCATTTAAGAACCCTTCTGCCAGTCTCTAATTGCAAGAGCAATACGGATTACGACAAGGATTAAACCGCCTACTACAGCAGCAAAACCAATCCAACCCTGTAACTCAGTCACCCATAGCGGCATTGTGATAGCACCCGTAGCTATGGTCGAATCAATTACAAGTTTGGCTTCGTCAGCTTCCATGATGTTACTCGTACATAATGTTGATAGTGCCAGCGTCGAAGGTATCTGTGCCGTTTACGGTCGTAATGCGGACACGATCAAGAGTCCCAGACAACGTTTTTGATCCGCTTGTGGTGTTGGAAAATTCAGTTGCTGAACCACCTAATAAACCAGAAGCAGACCAAGTGTTTCCAGTAACATTGCAAAAAATTATATTTCCACTGAATAAACAAGCGGCAGTTGAGTTATTAAACCCAAACCCAGCAGTAAATGTTGCCCCCGCAAGTGTCGAAACTCCCAATCGACTGCCCCCGCCGTTATATCCTGTAATTTCAATACCTCCAGAGTCTCCAATTTGGGCTAAAAAACTAGATGTCCCAGATAAAGACACGCCATCAAACATCACCGTAATACGTTTTACCCACGACGGTATGCTGGTAAAGTCAATGCTTGTGCCAGAGGTAGATGCCTGAGCAGTTCCGCTGATCAATGGAGCAAGTGTTCCAGTAGCCGCTACAAGCGTCTGCGTGTTGGTTCCAGCTACAGCAGGAGCGGCAATCGTGAGTGTTCCAGACGTAGAGCCATTCAACACAGGACTCTTGGCAAGGGTGACCTCACCAGACGTGCCTAGCGTGATGTTGACATCAGCCGATGACGGGTTCTGGATAAGCGTTGTCTTTAGAGTTCCGGTCATGGCGTTACCTCAATGGCTTTTAACTCATCTAGTGTCGAGCAAGTGTCTACCAATGCAGTGACGTCCCTCAGCCGCTGCTTCTCGGCAACGATGGCTGCGGTGTCTGCATTGCTCTCAAGCGCACGTTGGAATGCTACGTCCTGCGCGGCGAGTAGTGGCTCACGCTCTGCCCGTAGACGCTGCTTGGTAATGTCCTTGGCCTTGTCGATGTTGATCGTGATCATGCAGAATACTCCCACGCATTGCGGAAATCTCTATTAGATGGAATGTCGGACACATCTACAATCTTGAATGGCTTACCAGCAGGTACGTCCTTGGCAGCAATTTCCTCAATGGTCATCGTCTCAAGAGCCTCTGGAGCGGGGATGAGGATGGAAACTCCACCGTCGTCGTTTGGATAAATGATTCGGTTCATTAGGCGATCCTTTTAGCGGAAGATAGAAACTTGAGCGCGATCAACATCAACAGTTGCTGGAGTTGGGCTTCGTGTAATAAACCTTAATGCTGATGCTGTCGGTGCTGTTATAGAACTTTGTGCCGCACCAAATGCTGAAGTCGAACCAGACGACGCCGCCCACACCTGTGCTGAATAGTTCGCATCCGGCATTGCTGTCGTAAAGTTCACGGTATAGTCACCCGTGCCGTTGTCGGCAACGCTCGTAACATTACCACTTGCACGAATAGTACAGAACCCAGCCGTGTTGGTCGTCCCATCAAAGTTTACCCACGCACGACAGCCGTATGCCCTTGCTGCCGAGCCGTAGCCGGAGTTGAATGCGAAATCTCCGCTTGAATTAATCACCGCCCGTGAAGTAGCATTAGTATAAAAGTCAATAGTCCCGCCAGTGCCGACAATTTGACCAATTTGTAAATTAAAATTATTTGTTGTGTTAAATATACGAGCATTATTCGCGGCGCTTACATCAATAACCAACCCAGTTGATGCGTCTGGGTTATGGAATGTAACCTGTCCACCCTCTGTAGACACAGGGCCAAGAGTGAGTTCCCCAGCTACGTGAAGTTTAGTGCTTGGCGTCGTCGTCCCGATGCCGACATTGCCAGACGAATTGATACGCATAGCCTCAGTACCGCCCTCAGTAAAGGCAATGGTATCAGCGGCAGGGAAGAATATACCCGTGTTGGTGTCAGCACCCTGCACTGCTGGAGTGGCAGCGGAGCCATCAACACCAGCGATACCTGTGGTTCCGTTAATAGTTACGGTCATGACATCACCTCAGTATCTTCTGGAGGATTAGGGTCTGTGAACTGGCCTGTTGCGGGGTCGTATATCCAATCAAAGCTGACAGGTGAGTCATCCGGTAAACCAACGAGGATCGTGCCTTCAGGGGCAGGATCAACAGACGGGTCAGCCATGATAAGGTTAACAACAATGTTGTCAGAGTTTTGAACTACTGCACATCTCATTATGTGTACTCCCAAATGCGGATTATACCAGCACCGCCAACGCCACCAGCCGCGCCTGTTTCATTAATTGACACCGCGCCACTACCACCGCCCCCACCGACATTTCCAGTGCCTCCAGCTAAGTTGGTCGCATTATAATTTTTACCCGCCGCACCCCCAGCAAAAAAACTACTTCCACCGCCTCCGCTATTAGCTTGTCCAAAAGCTACTACACCAGTATTACTAACGTCTAATGTTTTAACAGAACCATTATTCCCTACACCACCCGTATACGTGATTGTAAAATTTGTTGCTGAACCACCTGCACCACCAACGCCACCACCCGCAGACCTCGGTTGAGCTTGAAGTGATCCTAAGCCTCCAACACCACCAAGCGCACTATAGGTTGTAGCCCCTACAGTAATGGATGTTGTGCCACCAGTCCCCCCAGTTCCTCCAATATTTGCTGCTCCACCTGCTCCACCTGCTCCAATAGCGTAAGTATATGAGGTTGATGCCGCTACAGATATATAAACTCCACCCCCACCGCCGCCGCCACCTCCGCCGCCGCCGCCGCTATTACTGCCTTGTTGCCCGACATCAGCACCACCACCACCACCACCGCCACCAATGGCCTCAACATAAATTGAGTTGCAACCTGCTGGTGTTGTGTATGACGTGCCAGATGTTAGGATTTGTGGAGCGCGGATAAGCATCCCAGAGATACCAACAGGTGTTCCCGTAATCGTTGGGCTGCTCAATGTCTTATTGGTCAGCGTCTGTGTAGCGGCTAGACCTACAAGCGTGTCAGTCACAGCAGGAAGTGTGAGCGTGTTGGTTCCGGCAACGGCAGGAGCGTCTATAGTCACCGATCCAGATGTTGCGCCATTGAGCTTTACAGGCATTAGACAATACTCCATGTGCTGCCAGAAGGAACGGTGACCGTGACGCCGCTGTTCACGGTGATTGGGCCAAATGTTCCTGCGTTTTTGCTAGTCGTGATTGTGTAGTTTGTCGTCACAGTTTGACCATTCTCAATAAATATCTCATCAGGACCACCGCCCGTAGCACCGCCACCGACAGTTCCCCATAACGTACCGTTATAACCCTCGAACTTAAGAGCTTCAGTATTAAATCTGAACATACCGGAAGTAGGTGAGCCGCTGCGATTGGCTGTCGTACTTGCTGGAACTTTAATTTGTCCAGTGCCAGACATCGTAATGTCTGCAGTTACCGTTGTAGCACCGAGGGTTTTGTTTGTCAACGTTTGCGTAGTAGTTTCGCCAACTGGAGCATTTATAAATTCACGAATATCAGTTCCGTCACAGTAAAGATATGCTTTTTTACCAGTTAATACTGCAACTCCAGTTTGACCTGTAACTTTAACTGTAATCGTTTGACCAGAAGCATTATGAATAATATAAGGTCGTTCATATACTGGTACTTCAAAAGTTACAGCACCGCTTGGTGCTCCAGTAAATTTATAAACTAGATTGTGATAATCACCAATAGTGAAGTCAGTTACAGAAAGTGTTTGTGATGTAGATGAACTAGAAATCTCTAAATAAGAAGTAGTAGCCTTCTCAAGCATTTGAAGGTTTTCATTGGTGATATCGCCCCACTCATTGGACTTTTCACCAACTGCGATTAATTCCATTCTTAACGGTGAAGAAGTACTACTAGCCATTTATTAAACCCTCAATTACCCTGCGCGTTTTCTTCAGTCCAAGTTTCTGAACTTGAATTTATAATTTCAGTCCAAGTTTCGAAATCTGCATTTGGCACGACTGACCAAGTTTCACTAATACCAGTTGAAAGTAAGCCCCATGTTACAACATTATTACATACAATATTTAACTGCACACCAGTTGGAATTATATTCGCGTTAGCATTTACAACAACGCTCGGCGTTCCAAAAGACACAGAAATACCAGAAATATTAGTATTTGAATCACCGTATATATCAAGTGATCCTACACTAATAACTAAACCATTGCAAGTAACGTCTGTATTTGAATCTGCAGTTAAAACAACAGTACCTAAATCAATTGTCATACCTTGATTTATAGGCAATATAGTTGCACCAGCTTGTATAACAACTGATCCTATATTGATAGTAGTTCCAGTATTGCTTGTTAAAACTAATGCATTTGGTGTTTCAAATGCAGACATTTCAAATGCAGTTGTTTCAAATCCCAACATATATTAAACAATACTCCATGTACTTCCAGATGGAACTGTAACAGTTACACCAGAATTAACCGTTATTGGACCAAAAGATCCAGCATTGTCATTGGTAGGAATGGTATAGTTAGATTGAACTGTTTTGCTATTAAGTAAGAATACTTGATCTGTATAAGTACTTACTGATGCATTTACACCGCCGCCTACGGCCCCGCCACCAATACCAGCCCAAGCCGAACCATTATAACCTTCAAACGTAGTGTCAGTTGTATTGAACCTGATCATTCCTGTGACGCCAGACGGCTGTTGTGCCGTTGTTCCAGCAGGAAGTTTTAATGCACTAGTAGTTGGTAGAGTAACAATGCCAGTTGTAGCAACACTAAGTGCTGTTGTAGCACCATTGTTACCAACCTTCAGCGCAATGCTGTCAGTAGCACCAACACCAGATGTGGACTGCAATGTAAGAGTAGAAGAAACAGCAGTACCACCATTAACAACGGGAGAAGTTATATCTGTGATAAATGTTGGTGACGTGCCAAAAACCAACGCACCTGAGCCAGTCTCGTCCGTAACTGCAGAAGCAAGATTGGCAGAACTAGGTGTACCTAAGAATGTAGCTACGCCAGTACCAAGACCACTTACACCAGTACTAATAGGCAGACCAGTAGCATTGGTAAGAACACCACTTGCAGGAGTGCCCAAAGCAGGGGTTGTTAGAGTTGGTGACGTAAGTGTTTTATTTGTGAGGGTTTGAATACCGTCAAGCGTTGTAACGGTGCTGTCAATGCTGAATACTGTACCAGCCAGTTGTAGGCCAGTACCCGCAGAATACGATACTGGTGCTGCAAACTGCGTAAATACAATTGACGTGCTACCAATCGTTATTGGCAGCGGTGTCTGCTGAACCCAAGATGTATTTGCGTTTGTTGAACCATTTGTGATAAGTAAGAAATCACCAGCATTAATCTGATTAACACTGGAACCAGCTTCGTCAAAATCCAATGAACGAGTAAGAATGAATGGGTTAGATCCATCTCCTACTTGGGTTACTGTGTAAACACCGTTTTGAAATGCCGATGCTTGGTTTTTTACAAGGATTCTATTAGTAGAAGCGGGTGTGAATCCATCAACAGACAACGCAGCATTAGCTGTAGCTGTCAATGTTGCACCTACACCAGACGTACCATTGTCGTATGTACACGTTGCCAGTGCTGCGGCGGTGGCGTATTTACAAGCTTCGTGGAAGTTGATACCAGCAGACAAAGAATCTGCATATGTCTTATTTACAAGGTCATAAGCATTACTTGGAACAGTTACAGTAGTTCCACTAGTAATAGTTGGCGAACTTATTACTGGAGATGTAAGTGTTTTATTTGTTAGGGTTTGAATACCAGTAAGCGTAGCTACAGTTGTATTTATACCAAGCGTACCACTGGACAGTAGAAGGTCACCAGAAACAGCAATTTCTTCAGCAGCACCTGTACTCGCAGTAGTCCTGCCTACAAGCTTACCAGTAGCCAACTGCAACGTATGTTCAGCGTTCCAATTAGAAGGCTGAACAAGCGTTGCATCTGCTCCATCTGATTTAGCAGAAGTAAAATTATGTTTTAATGAAATCGTCATTATGACAACCTAATAATAGCCGTCGCTGCCGCTGCTGATGGGAACACAACCGTAAATGTTCCATTTGTTGAAGTTTGATCAGTCACAAAATCAAGAACTGCAATTGCTTTATCTGTTTTTGAAGAGTTATAAATAAGTCCATAACGAGCAGTAATAGTTGCTGATGTCCAAGATGTATCTGTAAAGTCTACAATTGCTGTAGAACTATCAAGAGAAATCACCGCACCTGTCAATGTGTTTCCACCCGCAGTATAACCTGTTCCTACAACTTCATTACTTGTGCTATAAGCTGTCGTTGAAGCCGACAAAGAAGCTGAACTTGTATATAACGCAAACTTGATAGTATCAGTGTCAAGGTCGTGAGTCCCACCAAGGACTTCTGTTTTAAATGAATTACAAACTGCACTCGCCATTAGATAAGACCCTTAGTTTTGAACTCGTCAGATGAGTTCTTTGTTTCCATAAGTTGCAAACGCTGCATTGCCTCAGTATAACTTGTTTTGTACATAGTTAAAAGGTCTGGCGCGGCTTGAAGATAAATCGCTCCCTCGTACACACACGCAGCGAATAGAACATCTTCTGCATTTGTACTAAGCCATGTAGTCGTTGCAGTAATAATAGAAGCTGGATTAAATGTGTATGAGATTTCAACAGTAGATGTAGCAGATGGTGTTGGTGCTAGAAATACCGTGGTAGCATCCCAATGAGCGTAGTATTTTGGTGTTCCTGTAGTTGTAGCATTAGGCGTGTATTCGCGAATAAAACTTTCTGCACGAAGTTCAAGAAAGTCCCCGGTGTTTAAACGGATATATCTTACAACCAGACAGTCTGCTGGTAATCCAAGATATGGGTCAGAGACAATCAAATTAGCAGTTGCGTGTTTTCTAAACAAACGAAGATCGGACTCACGAAAAATCCGATTTTCTGCATTTTTAATGATTTGATCTAAATTCGCGGCAAGTTCCGTAGACTCGTTGTTCAACCAGCTTACAATACCAGCTTTTAAAGTTGTATAGTTCATGGTCTACCACCTGCTGTGTGCGGAAATGCTGCATCATATGGAGCATTACTTGATGTTTGTATTGGTGCATCTTTACGTGGATCTTTAAGAGGTTTTGGATCTCCAAGATCTTTATGTATAGGCTCTAGCTGAGGATGTTTTTCCTCATAGCATGATTCGCACACAACCATGTTTGTCCACTCCTTCTTGAGAGTGACCTTCTTGTACTGCAATCCGCAACGATCACAGATACCAAGGTACATGTTGCTAATAGAACTCATGATTACCTACGTCTACGCATATCTGGATACATGAATGTACTAGTACGATCACGATCTTCTTCCATTGCGTATTTAAGATTTCGCTCATATTCAGCAAGGAAGGAAGGCCATGCTGCGGATGAAGGTGGTCTTTTAAGAGCCAACTTATATGTCAATCCTGTAATGACGGCTGGAAGAAGTCTATCAGGAACATCTATATTGTTGGTATAAACTCCAACATCTTGAATCTTGCGCTTCTTTTCAAAATTAACTGTATATACACCATCTGGAACAGACCATAGGTATAACACAATTGCGTCACGTTGCCTATCCACGTAGTAGATGGATGGAACACCAGTAGATGTTTTATCTGGAATTATAGCATAATCGCTATATGAATAGCGTGTTAATTCAACGTCAGAAGAGTTGTTTCTAATCGTGACATTCATGATGTCAATTGCGTCTGAGTCAAGGGTGTATGTAGCGGTAGACGCTACAGTAGAAATTGAATCCTTCTCAGAGATAAATGCAAAGAGATTTCTATTTGAGATTTCTCTAAATAGAAGATTCAAACTTCTACGTGCTGTCTTAAGCTCATAACCAGTTGGTGCAAGAACTCCAAGTGGCTCATAAGCCTCAGCAATAATCTCATCTACAGTTAGATTAAATGCAGATGTTCCTGAAGTCGCCATTTAAAATATTCCTTAGATAGAGCCAACTTTTCTCATTTCGAGAATAATTGTATAACGGTCACCCGTTGAAGCATCAAAAGTAGTAAATTTAATATTACCTGTTTTGCCTGTACCAGCATTATTCTTAATGCCGCCAAAACTAGAAAAGTCATAACTCATGGTAGCATTAACAGGAAGTGTCATGGCTAACACTGATGTAGTTGCATCAAAAAGAATATCTGCCCCCATACCATGAGTCATAAAATGAACTCGTTCAATATAAAGTTCAGCACAAGAAAAAGTAGACGCAGTAACCTTTGTAACTGCTGATTCACCAGTACCATCAGAAATATTAGTGAATTTCATAATAAGACGAGTCTTATTATCAAGTAAGGTTTGAGAAGTTACTGCGTCTACCATTTTGTTTTCCTATCTCAGTTGTTAATTACGATACTGTAGCACTAAACGGTGTAGCTGGAGTTCCCGAACCAAGAAGGTTTGCGCGAACAATAAATTCACCAGCAGCAACGTCCATGATCTCTACATAAGAACCAGCAAGGCCACCAGTTGTAGATCCGCTCATAGTAAGAGTATCAGAAGCTGCAATAGTGCTAAACACTGTACCAGTAGTACCAGCAACACTTGCGGTTCCAATAAAAATATCAGTAGCATTTGCTACTTTAATAACGTAGCTATTGCTTGTAACAGCCGTATCAACAACAAAGCGATATATAGCATTTGTACCAGTTGCAGCAGGAAGAGTAATCGTCATACCAGCGGCAGCAGAAAGATTGATAATCTGACCATTGTATGTTTCCTGCGTAATAGTAGCAGAAGCAGTCAAAGTAGAGTTTACATCAGTACCAGTAATAAAGCCACCCTTAGATGTAACTGGACCTGAAAAAGTAGTCGAACCCATTGTAGTCTCCTATTGCGTTAAATTGTACTGTCTCGCAAAGTCAGCCAAGGCTGTCAGTACAAGTTGAAAAAGGGGGAGAGATTTTTCCCTCCCCCCAGTTTATTAGACGCCCGGCGAACCGTAGACGGCACGTGGGTTAGACCAACCGAACGAATACCGCTCAGAAGCCTTGTAACGCACGTTGCCCGACTCAAAGTCACCTTCCATTGCCGTCTTAAGCGCACGACGCTGGAACATCTTCATGCCGTCTGGGCAGTCAGTCTTGATGAACCACGCATCTGGATCGGTGAGGTAGTTGTTGACGGTGTAGCCACCACCAATAACGCCAGTCGAAACGATTGCGTTGACATCATTGTCTGCAGAACCCGGACGATATTCCGTCTTGAGGAGACGCTCTGCAACGAACGTCAATTCATTAGGAATGATCAGACGGGAAGCCTGAAGAGCGATTGGAAGGCCACGATCATCGACGAAATCGCCGATTGAGATCAAAGCATTTTCCAGTGCCGTTTCAGAGATGTCTGCAGCAGCGCGGTTCGACAGTGTACCACCACCCCAGAGAGGGTGATCAGTGGCGCAGAGAGTCTTACCATCGCCACCCGTGTAGCCAGACGCAGCGAAGGCGTTGTTCAGCACAGATGCTGCCTTAACCTGCTTCGAATGGGCCATAGAACGGGCAAGAGCCTTCGTGTAGCGAGTTGCAAGAGAATCATAGAGATTATCTTCCATTGCCTCTTCCGTGATCTGGAAGCCGAGAGCAATCGTCTCATGGTTGTAGCGAGACACCCACGATTCAGCAGCATCGTCATAGGAAATTCCCTGACCTTCTGCCTTCGTAGGAGCAGCACCAAAACCGACGATCAACACTTCTTCTTCAAAAGCACGATCAGAGGTCATTGCGTCGAAAATCGCAGCGTGTTGATTCTCGTAACGCTTATACTCAATGCCAAAGAGAGCATGGAGGCCGGGTTCAAGTTCCCGGAGGATTTGTGCGCGATTAATCATTGTTGTTTCTCCCTATTAACGAGCATACAGGTGTTCGTTGATCAAGACGATCACTTCTACCTGTGTACCATTTGCTGTTCCAAAAGCGGCTCCCGGCAATGGTACAAGACCAATCAAACGGAACCCAGCGTCAGTGCCGACAGTGGATGTATCAAGCATCGCACCAGACACGCCAGTGATGTCACTTGCTGTTCCAGCGACATGATCGCCAGTTGAACCAACATCAGCCTGTGTCAAGTAGTCTGAAGCACCATCGTCATAGCAAGAGAACAAGATATCAGGATCATCATAGACAAGTGCCTTGATGTTCGTTGCGCTTGTTTCACCAGTCCAATAGCGAGAGAACTTTGTCTCACCTGCGGCGTTGACGTATGAAACGCCGCCGAAGATACCAACCATCGTGTCACCAGCCGCTGCAAGGTTGATATAACCCGAAGCAAGTTTTACTGGAGCACCAGTGTGGATTTTAGTCGTGTACGAAGCAGAAATAAGGTATTCCTGTTCGCGAATTACACCACCCGAAAGGTGGCGGTGGGGCTTAAAGCCATAAGCAGCCATTTTTTAACTCCTAGTTAGCTGTGGCCCCGAAATTAAATTAATCATCAAATTTATTTTTCCGAGTGCCACGAGTTGAGGTTGATTTACGGTCCCTCAATACAGGCATAGAAGGATGCTGTTCGCGCATCATATCGTTGTCAACTGCTTCTTCTTGAGTACTAGTCTTTCCAGCATAATAATCTCTACGAGATTCATTATTCTCAAAGCTGTTCTTCATGAGAACCAGATCACCGATACCAATTGCTCCAGTGTACTTTCCATCCCCTACAGAAGGACCATCAAAACCGGAATGTTCGTCCTGCATAACAGGAACCCAGCCTTCCCGGCGACGGCTGGATAAATTCTTAGCGTCATCTTCGTTTCGAATTGCTACTCGAATCCAACGATACTCAACATCGTCACTGTTAGGTGTAGGCATATCAAGGACGGAAGGTGGACGGTAAGTCTTCTTGCGAGAAATCTCATCTCGTGTTTTACGGGCTGGTTGCATTTCAATATCCCTTATTTTAAATAACGCGCATATTCGGCAAGTGGAACGCCAAGCTTATTTGCCATCTGTACTTGTGATGGAGAAAGCTTAATCTGGCGGCTAGTGGAGCCACGCGAAACCCCAGCTACTTGCTGCGAGGATGATTTAACTGCGGCAGTCTTAGGTGCTTCCTTCTTTGCAAGGGAAGGAAACTCTTTATAAAGCCGATTATTAAGTTCCTCGTAATAGTCATCTGAAGAAGGATCAAAACCTTCCGACTTCAGACTCGCATCAATGGCATAGGCAGCACCTGTCTTTGCGACATCCTTACCAAACCATTCATTCTTTGAAGCCCAATCAACGGCACGTTCATCTGGTCCGTTTGATCTTGGCCTCTGTACAGACTCTTCTACAGCGGCTTCCCGCTTAAGACGACCCTTAAATCCCTCAATGTCACGAAGCTCTGCCTTGAGATCTGTAAGTCGGTCAGTAGCCCTGAACATCTCATCAGTGTCACCACTGTCATAAGAGTTCTTGTAAGTAGTCTGGATTTTCTCAAACTCAGACTTAATGGCCTCTTCACGAGCAGAAAGTGCAGCCTCGTTAGACCTGATCAAATTAGTATGGGTTTCTTTATAAGATCCCATGACTTCGTTTAAACGGTCTTCTAGTTCTTTGTTCTTACGTTCAGCCTCTCGGCGTTTCCAAACTTCTTTTGAAATACGCTTACGAACACGTTCACCGTACTCGTCGAGATCTTCATTGTCAGAATCTTCGTCTGAAGTATCCGCAGGTTTCTTATCTTCCTGCTTTACTTCTTCCTTGTCTTCTGGTTCTATCTTAGATAGCTTGTCGCGAAGTGGTTCTGTTTCGAGAAACGGAGCCTTGTCGTCAAGCTCAATAATAGTGTCTTCTGTGTCAGTTTCTAACTGCATGGTACTCCCCATGTGATAAAATTGCAAGAGGTAACGTTATACCCGCTTGATCTTTGCCTTGATTTCTTCTGGAATGACTGCAAGAATTTCTTCGTCATTCATGAGACGATATTCCTTGCCATCAAGTTCGATGCGTGAACCAGCATAACGACCAAAGATTACGTGATCACCAACTGCTGCCCAAGGATCATTCATGCCAAGGTCTGGACGATTGTAGGCAAGACTTCCTAGCCTTACGATCTTTCCAACACTTGTAAGGTTTCGCTCATTTGATTTAGCCATATCAGGGATATGGATTCCACCAGCAGTGACATTCTGGATGTCAGAAACCTCAATAAGAATACGCCAACCACATGGCGTAGGTAAAAGTTCTTTACTCATCTTCTTCGTTCACCTTGACTAGAGATTTAATCGAGTCTATCGACATGTTTAAACCCTTGAGAACGCCAATTCTGAACCTGTAATCTTCCATTGAGGAAACATTTCCTGAATGAACAGATTCTTGCTGACCAATAATGTCTTTGCGAATTCTTTCAAGCAAGTAATAAACAAATGTCTCTACATCAGTATTTTTATTCATCTGAAATAGAATCATTTATTGCTTGGTGCATCAGATGTTGAAGCACACTAATTCCAAATACGTATTCCTTTAGGTCAACAGTAGAACCAAAGTTTATGAGATTACCTTCTGTAGTACGGGCTATGCCGACTATCCAGCTAACAGGACCAACAGAGTCTAAACCCTTAATAAGATCTTCCTTGATCTTTTCATGGTTCTCTTGTTCTGTCTTAGGCTCTTCTTTTGGAACTACTTTAAGTTGAATTACAGTATCCGTCATTTTGTTCTCACGTTTTAACACTATATATCAAGTAATCATATAGTATTTTAAACGCAATACTTTGGCTAACGAAAGTATATACTGTATTAACGCTTTTTCTTCTTACCAGCAGCTTGTAGTGCAATAGCAACCATTTGCTTACGTGACCGAGGCTTTCCACCCATGCCACGTTCTTTGCCAGTCTTCTGATTATCGCGCATCAGTTCCCTGATGTTTTTAGATACATCTTTACCCAAGGGCATTATTTCATCTTTCCCTTAACCATACCGCCATAACGCATCATCTGATCCGACATTGGAGGCATTGGCATCTGTGGTGACATAGCCTTCTGCATGGGCTTAGGAGCCATTGCAGGACGAGCCTTACCACGGAGTGTCTTTGGTGCTTTACCAGCCTTAGCAGCCATCCCTGCCTTACCTGCGACCATCATACTGTCGTCGGCGTTGGCAACCATACCGCCACGCTTGTAACCTTTACCAGTGACGCAACCGCCACCCTTCATTGCTTTACCCATTCCACGCACGTTACGTACTCCCTTTTCGATTTGATGAGACATTGAACTACGATTTATCACGATTAGCACTTCCATCTTTTACGAGCTTGTCTAAGACGACTATTCGGATTGTTTGCTGCTTCTGGAAAGTCGCGCATCTGACCAGCAGATCTAGCGCAATATGACTTCCTACGTTTTGCACGAGCAGGACTTGGATCAGATTCAGTTACGGCAGTTTTTAGTTTAGATCCGGGGTTTGCACGACGATATGCCTTAACACCCTTCTCAGTCATACCAGCACCAGACTTCGTAGGAAGGAAATTACCAGACTTTACTGACGTTTTTATCCCCATTCCTTTACTAGCCACTATTGAGTTCCTCTATTTGCTATAACAGTTGCTAGGTCTGCCCTCATTTGCTCACGATCAAGCTGTCCTTTTTGCTGCAGCTTTGCAACTTCAATGGAAAGCTTGTCTTGATGTTCCTGATTCTTCTGAGCTAGTTTCTGCTGATCATTTTGTACGTCTGCTTGTAACTTAGCACCATCTAACTGTAGTTTTGCTTGTGCCATTTGCATTGCTGGATCTTGTGCAGCCTGTTGCTGCTGCTGCATCTGAGCCATTTGTGCAGCCTGTTGAGCCAACTGCTGCATTGCCAAAGCTTGTTTCTGTGCAATGAACGTCTCGACTTCAGGATTAAGAGTAACGTATTCATCATCCTTCGAAGGATTAGACTTATCGTAGTCAGGAGCAGGGTTAAGATTTATGTTGGAAACTGCTTCTACCTGTTGACGAATCATGTAAGCTTGGTGCTCTGCGACGTGTGCCAAGAGCATTGGGATTACCTGTTGCAGTGCAGGATTTTGCATTGCCATTCCTTGAATGATCTGTAGCTGTGCCATATGAGATTGTGCATGAGCATTGTGATCCTGATACGCATAAGCCTTAATAGGATTACCGTTCATAACCGTGAATAGCTCTGTTGCAGGGTCCATTGGCTTGGCCCCACGTTCTGGAGCGAGTACTTCTTCAATATTCAAAGTACCAAGTGCTTCGTGCATACGCCTGACAGCTACACGAAGATCATGCTGCTGTGGAAGTTGCGTAGCCAACTGCAACTGTGTCTGTGCTCTCAAGATACGCTGAGACTCAGAGAAAGTATTCGGATCTGAAACAGGCAGAACGTCTACACGGCTATCAAAATCTGCTTTGAAGATTGATCTTGTGCCGCCTTCAACGTCGTATGGATACTCTTCTGGCAAGAAGTCACGGTTAATACGTGAAAGAATCTTGAATTCCATACGCTGTGCGCGATGAAGACGCTTGTGAATAGCAGACATCACCTTTACGCCCTGCTCCATCATGGCAAGTGTAGTACCAACTGGTGCTTCACTATTCATATCAGAGACATTCATATCAGCGACTGACGCAAGACGGCGAGAGTCATCAATGATACGACCAAGCAAAAGGAACAGGGTCTGAGATGGCTCTTTTACGGGTATCGTTATGATAGCCTTGTTCAGATCGTCCCCGTAGCCTTCCACATCACGGAATTCGCCGAACGACAACGGTGTATCACCACCATCGATACGAACTCCACGAGCCTTAAATCCTGCTGGAAGGTTGGCAAATTGACCAGCATCGACCAAAGAACGCAAAATAGCAGTTGAGGTCTTCTGCAAATTGCCCAGAATGTGTGGCAAACCCATGCCATAGAAACCAAGTCCCGGAAGGAACTTATAATGCGTAAACCACATTAGTTTCTGCTTTTTAGGGTCATTTTCTTCATAATTACGACGAATTGACAGCACTTCTTCGGTAGATTCGTCAATTGTAACTACGTATGGAAGCTTAATTCCGGTAGGTTCACCTTCGTCATCAAGGTCTTCAAAGCCTTCAATGTCAAGATCTACGTGAAATTCAAGGAGTTTACGTGTTCCCTTGGATTCAAACCTCTTAATACCAATAATTTCTTCTTTTGCTTCGCGTACTTCGTTGTCTTTTTCGTTCTTTGGCTCACCAAGATCAATATCTACATAGAAACCGCTGACTTGATGCCTACGGACTTCATTTTCATCCATCCGAATGATGTGACAGAACCTTGGGGAAGTTTTAAGATCCGTTGTATGGTAAGAAATTACAAAATCTTCTGCAGGAACATACTTAGAGACTGGACGTTCAAAGTGATAATCGTAATAAGTCTTTTTAAACGTGCTACCAGAGAGTGGTAGATGGAACAACATCGTGTCAAGTTCATCGAAATACTCTTCCATTTCTTCTGTTAGTTGATAGTTCATGTAATCACGAACACGATCAGCCTGAGACAAGGTTTCAGGTGACGCAGTACCCATAAGTTTTGATTTTACTGGTCCACCAGCGGGGAATAGTTCAGAAATTGCACGTGCTTGGAACTGCAAAGCTGCCTCAAGCATCATTGGGTGATGTGCGGCACACGCTCCCGGAAATGGATAGTCTACATCTTCAAGCTTAAGACCGAGGATCTGAATACCCTCTTTATATGTAGCTTCCCAATCCTTGCGGGATTCTAGGTCGTTCTTAAATCCATCGATAAGGTCAGATGCAATTTCTTCAACATCGTCAGATTCCATGTATTCAATAAGATTTTCACTAAACTCAGGCTCTTCAGAGTCTTCTGGGCCAACGTTAATAATTACAGAACCATCTGGCTCCATAATGATTTCAGTCTCTTGATTCTCATCAATATCATTAAGCACTACGGCTGTATCTACCATTTGAAAGATTTTTCCATAAACACCGTATGTTTAAACACGGCACAATAAGTATTCTATAACATGTAACTTACAAAACGTCAACGAAATGTGCTACCAGTAAGCTTTCCTAGTAGGCACTTCATAGTCTGCTTCTTCCGGGTCTTCTGGGTGTTGTAAGAACCACCCAGACTTAAGCCTGATCATGGCTTGTGTAAATGCATCTACATCGTCGTCATTACGACCGTTAGGAAATGATGTAAGTTGGTTAATAAAATCTTCAGCCCAAGCTTTTTTTGGAATCCAAACTCTACCAGACTCGACAAGTGGTGCGACGCTATGTGCTCGTGAAACTTTATCCCTGTCTGGAGAATACTCGTTAATGGGAATGCCAGCACGACGAAGATCCTGTATGAGAGATTGACCTGAAGCTTTCTTCTCAATGATTACATTATCAGGTTTCCAGTCCTTATACAACTGTTGAGCTTCCGAACGTAGCTGCGGGAACTCCATTCGTCTGTTTAAACGATGCAGAAGTATTGCGTGTGGTCCGTCGTCCTTAAGAAAGATACCCCAAGTTTGTATTGACGTTGGATCTGCTGATGTCTTTATAGAGAAAGCAGTGTCGTATGATTGGATTACATATTCACAGTCTGGCGGTTGAGACTTGTCCCACCACTGCCACCATTCGCGCTTGAAGATATTTCCATCTTCCGCTGTAGGACTCTGCTGAAATAGCGCAGACCACTCTCTGCTTCCAACTGTGTTTTTAATTTCAAGCAGACGCTCAACAGGATAAGACTCTTTCCAAAGAGCTTCGCCTTCTTCTCGACCAAGGACATCATCTTCCTCTGCGATGGCGGGTAGGTTGACGACATCCCATTGTTCATGAGGTGAATTAGCAATAACCCAACCAATTAGATCTTCCTCGTGCCACCTTGTGCCAATAATAATAATTGCACCACCGGGCATAAGACGAGTATATGCTACTGACTTATACCAATCAATAACCTGTCTACGAATGGCAGATGAGTCTGCGTCTTCACGACCTTTAATAATATCATCAATAACCAGAAGGTGAGCACCACGACCAGTGATTGGGCCACCAGCACCAACGGCGAAGTATGTGCCACCGTCGTTGAGCATGAAACGTCTAGCGGATTGAGAGTCACCGCTTAGAAACGTTCCGGGGAATATCTTCTGGTATAACTCTTCATCGCGGATTTGGTTACGTACTTTACGTCCAAAGTCATCCGCTAGTTCTTGCGCGTATGTCGCGAAGATTACGTACTTGCTAGGATTCCTACCCATGTACCAAGCTGGGAAGTTCTCTGAAGTAAGTGCAGACTTTCCATGCCTTGGTGGTAATGAAATTGCGAGTCGTTTGATTTCACCACGCTCTACAGCTTCAAGCTTTTCAGCCAATAGCTTAATGTGTGGTGGATCTTTATATCCGTCGTATTGTAACTTGCAATATTCTACAAGACTTGACCGGGCTGCTTCGACCTGCTCTTTACGCTGCAGAATCTCAATAGCCCGGTGTAGTTCTTGTAGACTATTGATATTAAATTGATTCAATTACACGAGTCCGAATTGTGTTAGCAGCATCAGTCATAGACGCTGCAACACTCATAAGATATTCCTTATCCGCGTCTGGAATCTTACCATCGTTTTCAAGCGAAGACATTTCAAACATGTCTTCAATGATATCATCCCACGAGAAGAATTCAGCAGTGCTGCCATCATCAGGGAAAACCATGACCAATGAAATACCTTCATCGTCGAGTTCTGGGAAGATATCGATATTAATACTTGTTTCAGCGTTCATCACCGTCTCCTTTAAGTTTACCTCGTGACTGTCGATCTGCCAACTTTGCAAGATTTCCGAACGCAACTTCATTGAGGCTGAGTCCCACATCTTTACTAAGGGCCGAAACATACCAAAGAACATCACCTAACTCCTTGCATAATGAGTTCTTAAACTCAGGTGTAATTACTCCATCATTGTCACGATAGAGCTTCTTGACTTTTTCAGCTACTTCACCTGCTTCACCGCATAGTCCCAAAGCAGGATACATCAAAGCGATATCTTTTGAATAGATAGCGGTCAACAAAGCATCGTCTTGATATTCATCAAACGTCAGAGAAGTATCTTCAATATCATACTTCTTTGAAAAACTTTGTTGACTGAGCATATCAATCGCAAACTTAAGCTCTGTTAGAGCCAAAGAAAGTTCAAAGATATCACCATCTTCGTGCATATGATGTACACACGCCATAAGACGACGTGTTACTTCAGATACATGCCTTGCTACTGGATCTTGACCATAAGAGTCAAACCAGTCGCTTATTACTACATCAACCATAACAACAGGACTTACGTAGTGAATATATTCTTCACCAGCGTGAATCTTGTTTATCTTGCGAGACAAATACCACTCTGCCTTCTTAAGGTCAATAAGTGGATCTGACTTACGGTTGAACCTAGAGCAATACTTTATAACCTGCCACAGAAGTGGCTCTTGAGGGAAATATGCTTCCAATATATCAATTGGCTCATATTTCCTACCAGAAGCATAGTGCTTCGGATTATTTACTGCGTCCATGTTAAAGTCCTACGGAATAGTTGTTGACATACACTACTCCGTAGACTGATTCGTTATATAATGCAAGTGTGTTATACACCGCAAGAGCCGCCTTTTCCAGAAATATCACAGATATCGTGAGTTCCAACAGCTTCTTCGAATTCATCACCCAAGTGTTGGATCGCAAGATGATACGGAACTGACGTGAGTGGTTGACCACCACGTGACCCATCTGGGTAACACGTAAATCCACGTAGCCCGTGAGCATACTTAGCGAGTGTTTCAGCCATTAAGGGCACTTTATCCTCGTTATTATGCTCTGAACCCCACGAAGGAAGGTTAATGGTCGATGAGATAGACATGTCTACGTAGCTCTGAACATCGTATTGGAACTTAATACGACGCTCATAGTCAACAGAAAGATCAATCGCAGACTCAATATCTTTAGGATCTGTGCCGTAAAGGTCAATCATTTCCTGTGCTGCGCTGTCGATCACATACTGATACTTCCACGTTGACTCACCAACGAGGTATCTGCGCTTATATGCTACTGCAAATATTGGCTCAATGCCTGTAGAAGTACCCGCGAGAATGCCGATACTACCTGTGGGGGCAATAGCTCTATTAGCAACAGGGCGAGACACCCCAAAACGATCAGCCGTACTTCTTGACGCTTTATCTGACAACTCCTTGTAAGAAGCTAACCATTGATGAAGTTCAGGAACAACTTCGTACTTATATCCACGCTTGATGAGCCACTCATGCATACCCATCAGACCAAGGCCGAGACGACGGTTCTTCTCTCGTGTTTCATAGATCTTGGAGTATGGCAATTTGGCTTTCAAAGTTCCGCAAATTAGGAATTTGGTTCCAAGTTCTACTATAGCACGAAACTCATCCAAAGACTCTATGCGTCCAAGATTAATGCTACCAAGATTGCAAACATCAGAATCATCAGCACTGGTCACCTCTGTACATGCGTTGCGTAGTGTTTCGTTTTCTTGCTCATAGAAGTTGAAGCTAAAGCCCGGCTCACCAGACTCCATTGCCTGTCTCACGTTCTGTTTAAACGTAGCACTATAATCCCCAGTCGTCTTGTAGTTTTCCAACCAAGCCGTGTCGTAGTTCAGGCTGATGTTCGTCATGTCAAGCGGGGCAGGGAAGTTGAAGTCATCCTGCTTGATATCCCAGAGAGACTTACCAGTCTTACCAACTGGCATAGAGTGCCAATCCTTAGCTGCAAGAAATGCCTGTGCATCGCCATGCTGCCAGTTCAGTGATGCATAAATTGCAGATCTCCTAGAACCACCTTGCATAACTCGCCGACCGATTTCGTTGATCATTTCCATCTTCGGGATCGGGCCAGACGCAAAACCACCAGTCTTGGCAATATTTGAACCGGATGGTCTGTAGATAGAGTAGTCAACGCCAATACCACCACCAGTCATAAGGCAAGACTCTGCCTTCCAAGAAAGGTTAGCCCAATCTTCGCGGGAGTCTTCTTCTGCGCGAAGCAAGTAACAGTTGTTGAAGAACTTGTTAGGACGACCAGCGTAGTACAGGTAACGACCACCGGGAATGAACTTGAGTTCAGTGATGGCACGAACCAAATGATCATTGTCATCTGGCGACAGAAGGTCACCACATACATCTTTTACAAGAGTAACTGCAAGTTCTGCCCAAGTTTCAGCACCTTCGTGAGCATATTTGTGGTTAAAAATACTCTCGCTAAAGGAAGAACGAAACATTGGATTTGAGTTAGATTTAAACATCGACTACCTTTCGAGACAAAAAAGTACCTGTCACGCATAAAGACACGTGAGCGACAGGTACTATGTATAATGAAGTCCGAGGCTTCAACAACCCCGGACTTACGATAATACACTACTTTTTTTGGAATACAATAGGCAATGAAAACCACGGGCCGGAACCCGTGGGAACTGCTGCCGTAGCAACAGCGTTGAAAGAAATCCGTTAGCCAATACCGGATATGGACCCCGTATTTGTTGACCCAGCCAGTGTTAAACAAAGGCCAATTTATATTCCGTGACGGTTACCAACACGGTTGGGAGGTCTATGTTTCCATACACATAGACCAAAAGTTGTGGATCACCCGGAGGTGAGAACCACGAACCTCTTAATTACAAAGACGGATCGAACCGTGCCGCGGCAGGTTTGAAACCATCACCAGCAGTAACTGCACAAAGCTGATTGAGTTCTGGCTTATAAGCGAATACCGTCCACGTACCAGTTTCTGGATTCATATACAATATAAGCTGTCTTGTCTGCTGTTCGTGCATATCAAAGAATGGTTTTTCACCATACTTCTTTACAATTTCCTCATGTGTCTTTACAGCGTCTGAACAGGCTGCTTGTCCATACACCGCAGTAGAGAACAGTAAGGACGCGAGGATAATAAGTTTTCTCATTATATAACTATACTCCATCTCGCCAACCGCGATTTCGCTCCTTGGAGACGACGCGAAGATTGGAACGTTTGTTAGAGCCGCCTTTGCGAAGTGGCTTGATATGATCTACGTCCATACCATCACCCTTTGCAACACCACCTTCTTTCAGCATAACACGTCTAGCTGCGTTATTCTTCACGCGCTTGGCTACAGCCTTCTTAGTAGCACCATATGTATTATTGTGCTTCTTGGTCTGCTCTGGTGTTCTGTGTGTAACAGGATTGCGTTTTTGCATTACTTCGACTTCCTAGAAGCTGCAGCGTTATCTACAAGGTTAGGATATACACGACCAGCTTTCTTCGCCCTAGCTTTGGCAAATGCTTTTTGATCAGGTGTCAACGGAGTAGACTTCTTTACAGGGGACTTTTTCTCCCAGAACTTTTTAACTATCTTCATTACCGTACAATCCCTAAAAAAGACGCAACTATCCTTAATTTATCTGTAAAGCTTAATTCCGTTTATCTTAGTTCCGTAACCCAAACACACTCTTTCTTCGTGTTTCCTTAAGAGAGAGTGTATTTCTATAACCAGCAACTTTAGTTGCGGCGGGGGTTCTTACCCCCCCTCCCCCCCCATATGGGGTTAAATGGGGGGGCTTGTCAATACCCCAGTACATTGCAAAAATGCAAACAGTACTTTGCAAAAATGCAAGACACCATATAGAATAAGGGTTACAGCCCGGCTCACGCCGTTAGCCAAAATGTGCGACAGAGTGTGGATAACTTAGATAACCACTTGCCGTAACGCAATTACGGTAGTAGCCATACTACAGCAGCACTGACGCTGCAGAGAAAGGATAATGAATATGGAAGACACAAATGTATTGCGTGGTACTGTAGCTGGTGAAGTGTTTCAAGAAATCCCAGATGCTTGGGGTTACGGTCTCATTATTGACGCCAGAGGGTGTAACGACAACATCAAGCGAGGCGACACACTTAATAGATGGGTTCAGGAACTCGTAGAACTGATCGACATGGTTGCATATGGTAAGGCTATGATTGAACACTTCGCAAAGCATGACCCACTCAAAGCAGGTTACACACTCGTGCAGATGATTGAGACTTCAGCCATTACAGGGCACTTCGTAGATCTCAATGGTGGTGCGTATATCGATATCTTCTCGTGTAAGCCATTTAATATACAAACAGTAATGGAACACTTCGTTAAGTTCTTTGAGCCTAAAGATGTGTTCGTTGGTGCTTCATACCGTGGTGTATTCACAGACGACTCACACGGAGCTACAGCGTAATGGAAGACTATGAAGAACGGATAAGACATTTGGAGTTCATGCTAGACCTGTCACGTGAGCGGGAAGCGTCGATGTCTAAGCGTGTTATGGAGTGTGAGAATCTCAAGTCACAGATAAAAAACCTTGAGATACTCAACAGCTATTATAATTCAGAGATAGAATATCTTGCGCGTAGGATACAGAGGAGCAGTAGAGATGCGTAACAGCACAGCTTG